AGAGCCGCGCGGAAAAATAAAATATTCCCTCAGAGATTCCCTGCTTGAGGGAATTTGCGGCAGGTTGGCGGATGGGGTGGGATTCGAACCCACGGTGACTTTCGCCACGCCGGTTTTCAAGACCGGTTCCTTAAACCACTCGGACACCCATCCATGCCAAACATTTCAGCGACTTAGCTGAAGCGACCATTAGAACACAATCCGAACTGGACCCAAGTTGGACCCAATCGGTTCGCGAACCATTGGAAGCCGACTAGCTAACTCGCAGGACGCCCTTGGACAAGCCGCCTATGACCGCGGCGGCGCTCGTGTCGGCCTTCCGGGTGCGTTTGGCATAGACCCGCAACAGGACCGCCGGATCGTGGCCGCCGCGGGCAGCGACGACATGGACAGGCACCCCTGCGTCTAGCAGCAAGGTTTCGTGCGTGACCCGCAAATCGTGAAAGCGGAAATCGGGGAAGCCCAGCTTGCCCGCCTTGCGGCAAAATTCCTTCGTGACGTTGCGCGGCTTACGGAGGCGGCTCAAATCGAAGTCTTCGCCGCCGGTCGGGGTAGCGGGAAAGATCAGCGCATCCGCCGGCAATTTGACCAGCGAGAAATTGACGGACGCGCCGTCCGGTATGCCCGCCACGATGCGCTGAAGTCTCTCACGCTCTGAGCGCAGCAAGGCCACAAGGCCGTCGTCTATCGTGATCGTGCGCCGCCCTCGTTCTGACTTCGGTTCCTTGAAGCGGAGGCCGTGTTCTTTCGTCTCTTCGATGGCCCGTGCGATCCGCAACGTCTTCGCATCGGGGTCAAAGTCGGCCCAACGCAGCGCCAATATCTCGCCCCGGCGCGCGCCCGTGTAGGCCGCTGTGGCGACGATAGGGAAGAGGGGGGAGTTGGCGAAGCCATTCACGAGCACGGTCAACTGATCGTGCTCTAGCGCCGTTCCCGCGTCTTCGTCGTCTCCCGTGTCAGGGGCTTCAGCACGGGCCACGGGATTGCGGGTTATAAGGTTTTTCAGTTCGGCGGTGCGCAGGCAAGCGCCCAAGACGGTGTGAATGTGGTGGACCGTGCGGGCGCTCAGCCCCTTCGCGAAGATCGTCTCATAAAGCGAGTCAATCATAACCGGCGTGATGGCTTGCACGGCACGAGCGCCCAACGTCGGGGTGACGTGAAGCCTCATAAGCTCCGCATATCGCTCTGACGTGCGCGCATTGACCTTGCGGCGGCGAAGCGCAATCCAAGTCTCTACCCATTGGGCGAGCGTGACCTTGCCGGGCGCGACGTGTTCGCCCTTGTCCCCGCTCGTGAGCAAGCGGCGCAATTCCTTTTTCGCGTCAGTGATGTTGCCACGGACTGTCTTTGTGTAGCGTTTACCGCCGATGCGATACCGCAGACGCCAGCGATCCGTGCCGCGGGCGTCAATGCTGCCGTCTCCATGATCGCGTGCCATTTATGCGCTCCTCGCCAAGTCTTTGGCTTCTTTCAACCGCTTTTGTTGCTCGTCGGGAGACAGGCGGTCATTGAAATAAGTGCGGTGCTTGTCCGTGCAAAACTTAGCATCGCGCCGATGTCCACCGGGGCCGCGCCCCATTGGTTCAAGACAGTAGAGACATGGCGGCCCGCTCCAATCCATGCCGCTGGCAAAGTCTTCAGCGGTGCGCATCCACATCCATGCTTGAAGGCTTTCCGGCTCATAGCGGACTTCCATTCCGCCGTGCCGTTCATTGCGCGCAACGATCATGCGCAAGTTCGGGCCGGTCAATGTTTCCGGCACAACGCCGGCGGCGCTGAGGGCCGATCTCATTGCCCCGTTTGATTGCTGAAGGCGATAGTACCCTTGAAGCTCGCGCAATTCGCTCGCGCACCTATAGAGATAGGCCACTTCTTCGGACTCAGCGTCCGCACTGGTGCGATCCGATCCGAGGAAACCGAACTCATTCACAAAAGCGAGCATCGCACTCGGACCGTTATCGAAGGGCCGCATATGGAACGGCGCATTTGGATCATCTGAAAGCTGACGGTGCTCGTGCGCCGCGATAGCGCGCTCCTGCTCCATGATGTTGGCGAAGACACGATGAAGGCCCGGCGTGATCTTCGCCGGGTCGTATTCTTCCATTCTGCCGCCACGGCGGACGATCAGGCCGTTCGCGAGCGCGTACCCGTTGGCGTCCTTGCGCCAGCGGAAAACGGTCTGATGCTCTCGGTTCTTGTCCATTTGCCTACATTGTGCTGGTTAATTTCACCAATACCGTTACATACTAGAACGTCGTTCCTCGTAATTACAAGCATGGAATAATCCTACAACGGGTATGTGCTGAATATGTAACGCTTCTATCGCTTCGGAAACGCGCTCCTTGGAATTATGTTGCGTGCTCAGGTGGACAGAAAAGGACACGGAATATGAGCACCGAACGATTGACGCACACAGTGGAAGAGGCGGGCCAAATGCTCGGCCTCAGCCGCAACAGTGCGTATGCGCTGGCCAAGAGCGGCGAACTGCCCACGATCCGATTGGGCAAGCGGCTATTGGTTCCGAAAGCTGCGCTTGAGCGACTGCTTGAGAGCACCGGCGTCCATCACAAGCACGGTTAGAACGCAACCCGCAACGCATCCATAGGCAATCGGAGGGCAAGCCGGAGCCGACAGTGAGTAAGAAGACAGGTCCAATAGCATTCCCCGACGCCACCGAGTGGCGCGCACAGCAACAGGCGCGCACCATGGCAAAGACCCTTATAAAAACTCTGTCGAAGATTAAGCGCCTGACCAAGACGGTCGTGATGGATGCTGAATATGACACGAGCTACGCCGGTCGAGTACGGAACTCTTATCAGCAAGAAAGAGGCTGGCGGAAACATCTACGCGACGTAGGGAAGCTCAATCGCCTTTGCACCAAGGCCGAAACCCTCGCGGACTTCTTCGATAAACCCATCCTGTCATGCGTGCGTGTCGGGGTTGATTGCGCCCGCGAGGCGGTCGGCTATTGCGACAGATTTCCCAAGTCTAAGGAATGGCGCGGCACTGAGCCGCTCAAGCTAAGCCAGAATTACCTAAGCCACGCGCAGAAATTGTTGCGGGGCACGCTATGACCGTGCCCGGCATGATCGCGCTCCGTCGCCAGCTTCTGGCCAAGGGCTATCCGCCGCTCCCCATTCGCGGCAAAGCTCCGCGTTGGAAGGGCTGGGCCGCTGGCGAGATCACGCCCGAACGCCTTTCTGCAATCGAAGCCTCGTATCCCGATCATACAAACACCGGCATTCGCACAGGGCGCTGCGCCGCAATCGACATAGACCTGACCAACGCCGCCCATGTGATCGAAGTTCAAAAAGTCATTGATGCGGTGCTGGGCACGACGCCTTTGACACGCATCGGCTCCAAAGGCGCGCTCCATTGCTATCGCAATGACAATCCCATTTCCAAAATCACCATTGGCCTAAAGGACAAGCGCCTTATCGAGATATTGGGCGCTGGGCAGCAATTCGCGGCCTATGGCGATCATCCTGACACTGGCAAGCCTTATCAATGGCCGAACGATTTCTTTGGCGGCGATCCCTTGCAGACGCCGCTTGCGGAATTGCCCCTCATAACGCCCGATCAGCTTTTCGCAGTCGCGCGTGAGCTTTGCGCGAAGCTGAAGGCGCTGGGTTATGGTGCCGTGACCGTGAGCGGTGCTGAGCAAGATGCGGATGCGCCTAAACCGTCCGTTGCGTCCGGCGTCCCCGTCACGGCGGAAATCATTGACGCGATGCTGCGCGCGATCCCGCCTAGTTGTGACCGCGGCCAATGGCTGACCGTCTCCGGTGGTCTAAACAATGCACCTGTGACCGATCCGAACTTTGATGGCCTCGCGCTCTTCACGGCTTGGAGCCGGGGCGATCTTCACGGCGGCGCGACGCCGGCAAACTTTAACGGCGAAGATGATTGCGCGAACGAATGGCAGCGTGACGAACACAAGCGCGCCAATGGTGAAGCGGTCCCCGCGTTCGGCGCATTGGTGCTTCTCGCACGCGAGCATGGCTATGACGGACCCAGTCAAGCATTTTCGGCGGCTGAGACGTTCGCCAAGTTCGCAGACACGGCTCAGCCGACAAGCCCGAAGACACCGCGCAACAAGTTTCGCGTGTTGCGCCCTGCGGACATGCGCGAGCTGCCGGAGCCTTCCTATCTGATAGGCAATATTCTCCCGGCCAACGCCATCACCATGATCGTTGGGCCGCCTGCGTCCTTCAAGACCTTCATCGCACTGGAACTTGCTTTTCAAATCGCGACTGGCAAATCAACGGAGATGGGCTTCGTCGCGCAAGGTGCGGTCGCGTATTGCGCGGGCGAAGCGCCTATCGGAATTGCGCGTAAGCGTTTCCCGGCATGGATGCAGCAACGGGGAATAGCAGACACAGATGCGGTCCCGTTTGCGCTCGTGCCGGCCGTCCCTCTTGTCTCAACCGCGGAGGACGTTGACGCGCTGATTGAAGCCCTGACCGCCACCAAGCTTAGATACTCGCTGATCGTTATTGATACCGTGGCGCGCGCCCTTGGCGGCCTGGACGAAAATTCCGCGAAGGATGCGGGCCTGCTTCTCGACGCGGCGGGCCGACTGCGCGACACCTTCGATTGCAGCGTCTTACTTATCCATCACACTGGCAAGGATGAAGGTCGCGGGGCACGCGGTAGCTCAGCCCTCATTGCGGGCGTTGACGCCTCCTATGAAGTGAAGTTGGACGCTGAAGCTCTGGTCGTGAGCCTCCGGTGCAAGAAAATGAAGGATGCCGATCCGCCGGACACGATCCGGCTGAAGGGGAAGCATGCTTACGGCTCAATCGTCTTCGATCCCATCAAAGAAGCCGACTTCGCGGCTCTGACGCGCTCGAATACCAGCGTGCATCGGCTAGACGTTGCCGCCGCCCTGAAGGGTCTCCGGGCCGTAAATGGAACGACAGTCACGACGCAAGTTCTGGCGACATCACTAGCTGGCCCGGAAGCTCCGCCGGACATCGTGGAAAGCAAAGTCCGCGCCCTCCAAAGGTCCGCCAAGGATCGCCTGCGTGCTTATGTAAGCCAGCTTGGTGAAGGCCGCGGCCACGCGACGTTGTGGACGATGCCAACTCCCGATATCGACGGGAGGCTGAAATGAGGCTGTCGTCAGAACTGTCGTCAGCTAACGACACATGCGATTTCATGTCGTCAGCAATTTGTCGTCAAGAAAAGCTAGTCGCGCGAAGCACTTATCGTGTGCATGAAAACCTGACGACACATTGGCACTCTACGTTTCCTAGTCTGACGACAGATTTCCGCCCCACTATAAAGGGCGGAAAGTGTCGTCAAGGTGCATCCCTTCTTTCGCTGTCTCTGAAGATCATCGTTCTGCCGCTCGCACGGGCAGCGGTTAATGAAATTGTGCCCGATGCGGCCACAGCGCGCGGAGTCGGTTCGCGCTCAGGATCGCCCCAACACTTTCATGGTGCTCATTCACCAATAAATCTCGTTCGCGCAGGCGTCGCGGGATCGGCGGCTCCTCCATCCGCCAATCCCTTCAGCCACGACGCCTTCGCACGCTGTCAGCCGCGGGTCTGGATTGGCCTTCAGGGACGCCCGCGGCTGGCAGCACCCCTTCCTATGACATCGCGACGCAATCGGCCCCGGCTCAGCCGCGTCGTGCTCCCTCACGCAGCCAAGGAGTTAGATCAGTGACCATTCTTGAAGCCATCCGGGGCAAGCCGGGAACGAAAGCCGCGCAGGCTCCCGAAATTCTGCGACGGCTGCACGCCGCTGAAGCGGAGCTTGCCGAACTGGAAACGCAGCATGGCAACGCGGCCCTTGACGCTATTGTTGGCGAAGCCGGCGCATCGGATCGCCTCAACACGCTCAATCGCGATCTCGCCAAGGCGCGCGATAGCGTTGCCACATTGAGGGCCGCGCACGACGCAGCGGTTGAGAGAGACGAAGCGACGATTGCCGCGCAGCGTGCCGCCATCCGCAAGACACAGATGGCAGCGGTGCGTAAGCATCTTGAAGCTCGCGACGCTGCAGCGGTTGCACTGAGCGCGGCGATTGAAGAGGCGACGAAGCAATATCACGCCTTGCTTGATCGCTCAGCCAAAGCGCAGGCCGCGTGCCCCGTTGGCATGACGTGGCCGGTGAGCACAGCTTGCGGAACCGATCAGATACGCGGGCTGGTCATGAATGAGCTGTATCGCGCCAGCGCGACCGCAGGCAATCGCGATGGGCGTGCATTCCCCGGTGCTGAATTTCCGAGTCGGCTATTCGAACATCAGCCCAAAGCCATTCCTTCGCTTGTTGATGCGATCAAACAGGGCGGCGAGTTCGCGATTACCACGCTCGTGAGCAAAGCGGCGGACTAAACAAATGCGCTCACTCCGCCTCACTGCGTTGGATTACGTTTCTGACTGTGCAAGCGTGCCATTGGCCGCCGCGAGCCGTAAGTATCTCGCGTGCGTTCAATTCATCCGCGATTGCACGCAACGCGGTAGCGCCCGATGCTTGAATGTCCGCGATAATCGGCAAGATGCTTTCAGCGTGCTTGTCAGCATTTGCCTTCAACGCTGTGACCGCAGAGCCATTGCCAAGGCCGCGCAATGCCCTTGCGCCATTTGGATTGCCAAAGGTCCGGCCCTTTCTCTTCGCCGCCGCCATGGCATTTCGCGTGCGCTCAGAGATGATCTTGCGTTCGTGCTGCGCAATGGCAGCGAACAAATGGATGGTCAATTCGTTTGCATCTGGCATATCGGCACAAACGAACTTGACGCCGCTTTCTTTGAGATTGGCGAGAAAAGCGACGTTTCGGCTCAACCTATCCAGCTTGGCCACAATGAGCGTAGCACCCGTAACCTTAGCTCTGTGCAACGCTTCAACGAGCTTTGGGCGGTCGTCCTTCTTTCCGCTTTCCACTTCCACAAACTCGGCCACGAGCTTCCACTTGCCGCCGTCCAGATAACTCCGCACCGCTTCACGTTGCGCTTCAAGTCCAAGGCCACTTCGGCCCTGTCGCGCAGTAGAAACGCGCAGATAACTCACAAATTTTCCGTTTGCCATTGGTTTTCCTCCATTGCTGAAGCCAATGTATGCAATCGCCTTCCGAACGCTACGCGATTTTATACAGATGGTTTACGCGGCATTGCTGCGATTGTTCGCGCCGCTCCAATTCTTCGCGCGTTGTGCATTGGATGCGTGAGCGTTGCGCATCTTGATATTGGCAATGCGTTCGCGTGCTCGGTCGTCGCGATCCTTCGGCGTGCTGTGCGTGTTCGCGCGTTGCTTTCATCGCGCACTGAGCAACCCTCCGCAACGTCGCGCATGTCTGCGTGCGATGGCCGCATGTGCATTGAAAATAAGTTGTCAGCAAAAGACCCGGCGGGGGTGCCGGTGCCCCGCCGATTGATCGCGCACGCACCAGTCTGGGTGCTTGGAATGGCGCGAGGCGCAAAACAGAAACTGGCATTTACCATAGCGCGCCGGAGGGACACGGTATGAGCACCGGGCGTCCACTGGTTCCGATGATCGTTGTGCCGGACGAAGGTTGCGGCCCCGCGATGCTGTCTCTCTCGCCGGCACAGCGCGCCTTCGTTGTCGCCAAGGTGCATTTCGGCTGCAAGAACGCGGAAGCCGCGCGCCGCGCTGGCTACAGCAAGAACAAGCCCGGCGACGCGAAGGTCACGGCGTATCGCCTTGCGCACAGCGATGAAGTGCAGGCGGCGATCATTGAAGAAAGCCGCAAGGTCATTTCCAGCGAAGGCCCGCGCTCGATCAGAACGCTTGTCGAAATTCGCGACGATAGGGCGAAGGAGCCGAAGGATCGCATCAAAGCGGCCATTGAGCTGTTGAACCGTGGCGGCCTCAACGCCGTCAGTGAGCACCATCTGACGGTTGAGCACCAAATGACGGACGCGGAGAAGGATCGGCGCATCCTGGCCCTCTGTCAGGAGCTTGGACTGCCCGACACGGCGGCGCGCAAGATGCTGATCGCGCCGGACGCCATTGATGCGGAGTTCACGGAAGTCCCGCCGAAGACGCCCGAAGAGATTGAGCGGGCCGAACGCTACGCCCGCACCAATGAAGTTGAGAAGCAACGCATTCGCCGCGCCATGTCGCCGGACGAATTGGCGGAGCACAAGCAAGAAACGCTCGCTGAGAGAAGCGAGCGCATGAAGGCGCGATACGCCGAAGCACAGGGCGCACCCGCGCCGGTCCTTTCATCGGAAGGCCTTGAAGACGTGCTCGCGCCGGAAACGGAGAACACCCCATGACCCGCAAAGACGACATCATCAAAGTGCTTGAGGATCAGGCGCGCACCAAGCGCGAGAACCGCCTCAAGTCCTTCAAGCCGTATCCGAAACAGATTGAGTTCTGCAACGCGACGGCGGACCATTCGGAAGTCGTGCTGCAGGCGGGAAACCAGCTCGGCAAATCCGAAATCGGATCGTATATCGCGACAGTGTTCGCGACCGGCCTCTACCCCGATTGGTGGAAGGGCAGGCGCTTCGATCATCCAACGCGCGGATGGGCGACTGGCGAAAGCACGGTTGCCGTGCGCGACGTGTCGCAACGCAAACTCTGCGGCCCTCCGGGCGATGAAGCGCAATTCGGAACCGGCATGATCCCCAAGTCGCTGATCGTCGGCAAGATCATCGGCCACGGCGCTGGCGGCGCATTCGACACGATCAAGGTCAAGCACACGTCGGGCGGTGTCTCCGAAATCTCGTTCAAATCCTACGATCAGGAGCGCAGCAAGTGGCAGGGCACGACACTTGATTGGCTGTGGTGCGATGAAGAGCCGCCGATGGAGCACTACCTTGAAGGCCTCGCGCGCTTAGTGGCGACGGACGGTCTCGCATACAGCACCTTCACGCCGCTCTCAGGTCTCAACCTAATTCTGCCGCGCTTCAGAGAGCGCACGCCGGAGGCCATGAATAGCCGCGCGGTCATTCGGATGCGAATGCAAGACGCGGGGCATCTTGCCGACGAAGCGCGCCGCAAAGCTCTTTTGGCGACGTTCCCCGAACATCAACGCATCGCGCGCATCGACGGCCTCCCGATGATGGGGTCCGGCGCTGTGTTTGAAGACGTGCGCCTTGAAGATTTGCTCGTGCCGCTGCGCGTGACCGGCAGAGACATCGTGCATTCGACTATCGGCCCGATTGATACGAGCCATTGGGCGCTGCTTTGGGCAATCGACTTCGGCATATCGCATCCCTTCGCCGCCGTGCTTCTCGCGCATGACCGCGACTATGACGTTGTGTATGTGCTGGCCGAACTGCGGATCAAGGGCGGCATTCCCGCTCAGCACGCCGCGCGCATGAGGGCCATCGCTGCTAACGTGAAGGTTGCATGGCCGCATGATGGCACACAGCGCGACAAGGGCAGCGGCGATCAGCTCGCGGAAATCTATAAGCGCGAAGGTCTGCAGATGCTTCCCCAGCACGCCACATTGCCCGGCGGCGGATACAGCACGGAGGCGGGCATCATGGAGATGCTTGTCCGTATGCGATCCGATCGCCTCAAGGTCGCCGCGGGTTGTCTCGATTGGCAAGACGAATTTCAGGGCTATCACCGCAAGGATGGCCTGATCGTGAAAACCAATGATGACCTTCTGAGCGCAACGCGCGTGGGCATCATGCAGCTTCGATCCGCGCGCCCAACGGTGCTCGGCTCGCGTCGCGCGGTGCCCTCCGGCGAAGTCGCGATGGCGCGCGACATTGATTGCGACCCTTTCGAGAGATGAACCAATGCCGGCGACAGCGGCCACCCGCCGGCAATCGACCAATGGCCTAACAGGAGTGAAGACAATGACTGACGATATGAATTTCAACCCGCTGGCGGACCTTCCCGCTGAAATGCCGCAAGACAACGTGCGGGAATATGGAGCCGCCTTGGTTCGCAACGGAATGTCCGTTGACGAAGTGAACCGGCACCTTTCCTCGCGCGGTGCTGCACCGCTGAAGGCGGACAGCTTGGAGATGGCGACCTTCAAGCGCGATCAACTTCTCGCTGACCCGGAATTTGCGGATCGCTATTTGCGCGGCGAACCGAACGCCACGGCCCAGGTTCACATGCTGGACGTGCGCATTGCGAAGGGCGGCGGCGGTAAGCTCACGGATCGTGACCCGGCCCCTGCCGATTACGATTTGCACGTGGCGTCGCACATGGAAGATGCGCCTATCGAAGCCGTTCAAACCTACAATGACGGACTGGCAAAGCTCGCATCCGACCTGAAGTTGCCGGAACCGAACGCAAAAGCATTGGTCGCCTCGCACTTCACCGCGGCGAAGGCGCTTGCCGGGATGACAGACGATGAACGCGCCAGCTACGGACAGGAACAGGCGGGCGTGCTGCAAAGCGCGCTTGGCCCCGACGCAAAGGCCCGCATGAAAGCGGCATCGGCTGTGCTCAGCAAGGTAAGCGGGCGGTCGCTCGATCTCTCCAAGATCGTTCAATCCAATGGTGCAGACACGGCCCTGACGTTGCTTCATCAGGCCGAATATCTGGTCGTGACGAAGAGAGCATGACCGGACCATTGGCGGCGCACTTATGCTGTCGTGATGTTGGGCCGGGTGACACCCGCGCCCAATGTCCATTAGTCGTTCGCAGGCGCTGCCCAGCGAAAGGTAGTGAGAATTAGGATCACAACGAATGGCACTACAAACGTCACGGCCCAATACTCGACCGAATTTTGATCGTACCAATCGACAAAGCTATCTTTGAAAAGCATCAGATACGAATTCAATGCCAACAGCCACGAGACAAAGATCGCAACAGGCAGTCGGGGGTTCATGCCAAAAGTAATTCGAGAGACCACGATGCCTAAATTGTGTCTCTTGAATGCAGCCGCTACCGCCGATCCGGTGGCCATTGGGATCATTATCAGTCCTGGCCCACGTGGTACCATCGTTGAGCCATCTGAAGACGACAAAATATTTGAGAGCGATAGCAAGACTGCGCATTCGAGAGCAAAGCCGCCGATCATGCCAATGATAAACCCGACGAACATTTTGGCACTGACCAATAACGAGTTTTGGCCCTTCTCAGTTGGCCTCGGTTTTTCCACGCAATTCGCTATCTGATCAGATGCGGGGTTCGCGCAGTTAGGACCGGTGCGAAGTCCAGCCGGGACACGCTTTCCGAAGTTTTGTTCGCCGTTGGTCATGGACTACCAGTTCCAAAGATCGTTGACCGCTCTTATGAAGCGCCTTCTCGCTTAAGATTTTGTTGCTTTAAAGCGGTTGCCGTATAGACAACAAAATTTCTCGCTTCCCGTATGGACCTTCGGGACGTGTTCGCGATCAATCTTAGACGTTACAGGCGAGAAAATAGCTTGTCGCAGGAGGAGCTTGCGCACGCCGCCAACATCAATCGGACGTACATTTCAAAGCTGGAGACCGGCGCAACATATGCCGGCTTGGAAATAATCGGAAAGCTGGCAAGTGTTTTAGGCATCGAGCCGGCGGAATTGCTCGCCCGCCCGGCCAAACGCCTCCGGCGCAAATAATAACCGCAGGAAACAATCGGGCCGATTTCGACTGGACTCTCAGGAATATTTGTTCTTGTATTGTTCTCATCGGTCCTAGGTAGTGTCTCAGTTTGAATTTTTATCGGATTTAAGGGCAGCGCAAGCCAACGCGTGGATGATGATGGCGCTGTGAAAGTTGTTCGGATCGAGATGCTGCGCTGTCATCTGTCCGTCCAAATCCTTGATGAAATGGCAAATTGACTTGAGACGCTGGTTTGCGGGCACCGTTCGGATGTCCACTATCCTAGCTTCGAGCGGGGCCGCGTCACCAGCTAGAAGCAACAACGCCAAGATTCCAATTCCGAACGCCCTAGCCTGCATCGCTCGCCTTCTTATACGGCCCCCGCTTTTTAGGCGGGTTCGCGTCGTCCATCAGTTTGCACAGATGCGTCATGTCCAGCAATTCGTCCGTGATACCCGCTGCCATTGCGGGAGAGATCCGGCCTACCAGCACGGCAGCACCGATTACATCGGCAGGGCGTTTCTGACCGTTGGGGCCTTTAGGCATTAGAAGCGGCACTTTCCTGTAAGGTCATCGGGCACGGCACAGCGGCGTGACATAGGTTGGACATAGATTACCCGTTCACGCGGGACCATCACGGCATCGGCGTGGCCGATAAAGAAGGGTGTCCCTATGGCTAAGACGATAACGCCGGTCAAAAACACCGCTATGGTCAACGCAGTTAGTCGAGGGGCCAAACCCATCTTGCGGAAAACTCCGGCGTACCTACCGACCCTATGCCGACCCCGGAAACCGGGCAACCGGCCCAGATTTCAAACTGAGACACTACCCGGTCCTATGGGAGCAAACCAATGGCATACACGGTCTATTCGCCAATGGATGAGGACGGCGCTCAGGCGTCCGGCCTATCGCTGTCAGAAGCTTTCGCGCGCATGATGGCGCTTGCCCGCTATGACTATGCCTTCGGACGCTTCCAGGGCGATCTTGTTCTATCGCTCACGCCGGCAGCCGCGGACTTGCCCATTGAACCGCCGCCGGGTTGCCGATCAAAACTTCAGGACAGCGAGCGAGCACGCGCGGAAATCATGCGCCGCTTTTTGAAGTCTGGCATCAGCGGCTATCGCATGGTGACGGATGATGATTGGCAGCGCGAAGAGAACATGCGTGCTGCGCAGAGTGGCCTCCGCCCCGCGCGCCGCGTTGAAGTCGAGTGAGCACGCCATGAGCGACGTACCGGACCTTTCCAAATTCACCGTGGTCACGCGCGAGGCCGCGGTGGAGGCACTACGGGAAACCGTTTACTGGAGGCTTCGATACTTGAAGTGGACACCGTGGCGAAAACACATGACTGTGCAAGACGTTTTGAACCAGCACGGGGTTCGCATTTTCGCCACTGAAGTATCGGAGAGCGCGTTCTCAAATTGTGTTATTCTTTCCCCCAAGCCTTATGATGGCCCAACGGAAAGCCCATTCGCTCGTATCGCTATAGAAGCTCTAAGAAAATAGATGTGCGGAAAATTCACTGCGCAAATGACATGGGGCGAATACGTCGCCCTTGCTGGCGTTGGTTCTGATGGCGGAGCCGGCGGCCCCGATGCAATGGACACGGCAAAGATACTCGGCACGTTCACGCCTATGTCGAATGTGCCGGTGCTTCACCTTGGCCCGGTTCACCAACGCCGTATCTCCCCGATGCGCTGGGGCTGGTATAATCACAAAGCACCCGACCCGCGCCGATCCTTCAGCCATCTACACGCACGCGCGGAAACCATTGATAGCGCCCCGACGTGGGTTGATGCGTTTCACGGAACGCGCGGCGTAGTCTTCACCAAGCAATTCAACATTGGCGAAGAGGAGCCGCACACCAAAAAGATCAAGCAATGGCAATGCAGCCGCGCGGATGGTGAGCCGGTTGCTATCGCCGTCATTTATTCCGCTTGGGAATTGGTGCAAGGGCCGCTCAGGGCGTTCGCAATGGTCACAACGGAGTCATGTCCGCCATTGGCGGCGAAGGATGGCCGTATGCCGGCGCTGCTCCGTAATGAGGATGAAGTCGCCATGTGGCTTGGTGAAACCGGCGCGAGCGGTGCAGAGTTGAAAGCGTTGCTCCGCCCCTATGACGGATCGCTTGTCATGCGCGAGCAAGACGGCCCGAAGCCGAAGGGCGACAAGACGCCGAAACCGAAGAAGCCGAAGACCGATCCGCAACCGGGTCTATTCTGATCCGCTGCGACAAGCGATTGTTTCCGGGGAGATAGAAATGGCTCGTGGCATGGAAACTTACATTGCCGAATGCTTTTACGGTGATATGCAGAGCGTTGGCGGCGTTCAAAAGGATAGTTTCCACTTACGCGCGTTGACCGACGAAGGAGCGATAGAGGAAGCAAAAATTCACGCACCGTTTAAGAGGCGCGATGCAAAGCTGCGTTATTTCCGGGTCCGCCGCCTCGTCGGGAAGACCGGCAAGATCATCTACACGTCGCCGGAGGAATAGCTGATGGCGGCATCAAAGCGGAAAATAGCCATTCTCAGGCAAAAGGCGCGCCGGAGGATAAAAATTCGTCCTGCGACAATTAAGTAATTTGGTAGCTACTTTAGAGCCTTACACGCGAACGTCAGGCCAAAAGTGCGTGAGATTGGGCAAGGGCACGGAAGCGGTGGGTATGTCTTTGAAGAGAACCTGCACGGGCAGGCGCTCCGAACCAATGGAGACATATCATGCACTTTAGCACCGCTGAATTTCGTGAAATTGCGTCACGCGAAGGTTTTGAGATTTGGGAAGTTCGCGCCAATGGGAAGCTGCTTAGGGTCACGTTGCGCGACAGCGAGAGAGAATATCCCTTCAGTAGAAAAATGCGCGGATCATGCACTGTGAAGGACTGGCTCACGCATCGGTTTCAGCCGGCCTATCCCGGCTGCACTTGTGTTGTGCTCACGGGCGATGGCCGTCACGCCCGCGGGAACATGCGGCTCGCTACTGTGCGTCGTTCATACTGATCTAAGGTGACCTTGGCGGGCGCAGTCTCTCGCTGTGTCCGCCCGTCCTTGGACCCAGATTTGGACCCAAACGCATTGGTACTCACTGAAATGCGTCGTATCGGCCTGAAGAAAAAGAGCTTGAAGACTCTGGAATTTCGTTACCGGTCGGCATGACCCGCAACAGGGCAGGACGCACCAAGGCGACTTTCAAGACCGGTGCCTTAAACCACTCGACCACCCATCCGGACGACGTCCGCCTGTGGCGCGATCCCATAATCAACGCGGCCGGACCCGGCAAGTCTGC